CCGCCTACTACGACTACCGCGACAACGGCGGCCTCGAAGCCGACCTGGTCAAGCTGCGGAAGCTCGTCGAGGAGGCAGCGTGAGCGCCGAAGACGTCATCCAGGCCTGGGATCAGGCCGACCCCGAAGCGATCCACCCGACTCGCGGCGTCTCCGAGGACGCCTACTGGCGTTCCGGCAAGGTGCAGGCGGAGGTGCTCGCCACCGTGATCCCCGACGGGGCGAAGGTCATGGACTTCGGCTGCGGTGACGGCCGCGTCGCCATCCCCATGGCCGCGCTCGGATACGAGGTCACCGGCGTCGACTCGTCGCGGCGCATGCTCGACAGGCTCACCGAACGCGCCCCCGAACTCACCACCGTGCAGGCCGCAGCCGACGGCATCGCTGCCCATCTCGGCCGTCGCCGCGTGGACGCCGTCTACAGCCTTGCCGTCCTCATCCACCACGGATACACAGACTGCCTGGACATCATCGGCAAGCTGCGGGCCGCGACCAAGCTCGGCGGGATCCTCGTCCTCGACTGGCCCGTCAGCGACCAGCCCGCCGAAGCCGACTCGTGGATCGGCGTCACCACCTGGTCGAAGGAACAGCAGGCCGACGCCTGTGAGCGGCTCGGCCTGGAGCCCGTCGACAGCCAACTGCCGTGGGGCGTCTACCGGGCCGTGAAGGCGGGCTGATGCGCGTCCTCCTCTCCGGCGCCTCCGGCTTCGTCGGCCGCCACCTGCACCGGGCGCTCCTCGACCGAGGCGACCTCGTCCTCGGCATCGACCTCAACGCCACCCTCCTCGCCCGTAACGGTGACGCCCTCGACTTCTTCCGCCGCGACAACCGGCGCTGGGACCTCGCCATTCACTGCGCTGCGGTCGTCGGCGGCCGGGCCAGCATCGACGGCAGCCCGCTCGGCGTGGCCACAAACTTGGCGCTCGATGCCTGGTACTTCCGGTGGTTGATCCGCACCGGCACACCGCGCGCCGTGTTCTTCTCCAGCTCAGCCGCATACCCGGTCGCGTTGCAGCAGCCAGGCGAGATCCACCGGCTCGTCGAGACGGACATCGACCTCGACAACCCCGGCAAGCCGGATGCGACCTACGGCCTCGCGAAATTGACCGGCGAGCAGCTGGCGCCCGCCGTCGAAGCCCACGGCACCCGCCTCCACGTGCTCCGGCCATTCAGTGGCTACGGGGCTGACCAGGCGGACTGCTACCCGTTCCCCGCGTTCATCCGCCGGGCCAAGGAGCGGCAGGACCCGTTCGAGATCTGGGGAGACGGCAGCTCAACACGCGACTGGATCCACATCGACGACCTGATCGGCGCCACGCTCGCCGCCGTCGAGCAGGACGCCGTCGGGCCGATCAACCTCGGCTGGGGCAGGGCCACCTCGTTCGATGAACTCGCCGGGCTCGTCACGGCCGAAGCCGAATACCGGCCCGAGCTGAAGCACCTCGCCTCCGCACCGCAAGGCGTCCACCACCGGGTGTGCGATCCGAAGCGGATGCTCGACGTCTACCAGCCGCGCGTGACGCTTGAAGAGGGCATACGGCGAGCGCTCAACACCTGACCACCCCACACCTGGAGCCCGCGTCATGGATCTCCACGCCTGGATCACCCAGCAAGTCGACCGAGCTGAAACCACTGCCCGCGACGCAGGTGGCAGCGCGTGGCACTGGGAGCACAGCATCGGCGACATGTGCAACGACCCCACCTGCCCTTACGGTGAACTCGCCACCGAGGACACCGTTCTCATGCAGGTCCACGGCTATGACGTCACCGAGCCCTGGCAGGGCGCCGCCCACATCGCGCTCAACGACCCGGCTGCCGTACTGCGCCGCTGCGAGGCGGACCGCCGCATCCTCGCCCGGCACACGCTCGACCCCGACGTCACCTACGAGCCCGCCTGCAAGGGCTGCGGCACCTACGGCGACTTCGAGCTGTCGCGCGTCGACAACCTCAACGAGTGCCTCGAACTGCTGGACCTCGCGCACGCCCACGGCATCACCGACGAGATCCTCGCCGGACTCGACCAGCCGCAGACGCCCGAGGCCCAGACCGGCCACCAGATCGGCACCGCGACCATCGGGATCGCCGTCACCCCCGTCATCACCACCAGCGACGTGCCCGCCGCGCTACGCGGGCCCCGCTGGAAGCCGTAACCCCACCCCACAGGAGCCCGCGCCATGGCCCAGACCTCCACCGACAGCCCACTCGTAGATCACGCCCGCCGCGAACTCGCCCTGATCGGCGAGGACGAATGGCTCACCGATGGCCTGTGCAAGGTCATCGCAGCCTTCGCCGAGATGGGCCACAGCGGCTTCTCCGCCGCGCACTCCGTCGCCGTCCTGGAAAAGCTGCTGCGGTACGAGCCGCTCAGCCCTCTCACGGACGATCCGGCCGAATGGATCGACCGGGCCCAGGAGATGGGCGGCGAACCGTTCTGGCAGAGCGCCCGCGACCCCCGAGCAATGTCCCGCGACGGCGGCAAGACGTACACCCTCGTCGGCGAGGAACCGCAGACCAGTGGCAGCGGTCAGCCCGTACACGCCAGCCAGCGCACGACGGCGACCAGCTGATGGCCCGCCTGCAGATCCTCGAACTCCCCGAAGGTAGCGGCGATGACCGGCCGCCGTTCCTGCTGATCGTCGACCAGATGCCCACCAGCGAGCCGGAGTTCGACACGCTACGCCGCGACCTCGCGGACAACGACATCGCCGCCCGCACCGGCGCCCGCGCCGTCCTCGCCTTCGAAGAGACCATCGACATCCCCGCCAACGAAGTCCCGGTCGACCCCGACGGCTACCCGCTCAAGGTCCGCATCGAAGGCGACTTCGAACAGTTCCGCGAACAGGTGCAGGACGAGATCCGGAAGGCGCAGGCCGACCTCGTCAAGGCCCTCAACAGCGACACCGAACGCAGCCCCGAGGAGTAGCGATGGCTGGAGGCTGGCAGGACTCGGACCGCAAGAGCCGGCTCCCGTCTGGGTGGGCGAAGATCCGCGCCGAGGTGCTCACGAGGGATCCGACGTGCCAGCTTTGCCACGTGCGCCCGAGCACGCACTGCGACCACATCGAGCCCAAGAAGGATGACCACCGTAAGGAGTCCCTTCGAGGCGTCTGTGAACCCTGCCACATGCAGCTCTCCTCGAAGCAGGGCAACGATGCGCAGCGTGAGAAGCCTCGCCCAACTCGTGCACGCCCTGCGGAGGTTCACCCAGGATTGCTGCCAGATGACCGGTAGAATTGGGGCAACAAGAAACCCCGGCGAGTGCTGGTAACACTCCCGGGGCCGTGGACGACCTGGTGAAAGCAGGCCGACATGTCGAGCATACCCATGTGCACGTGCGCCGTCTGCGGCGTCCCCTTCGAGGTTCCTTCAGGGCGCGGTCAATGGCGGAAGTACTGCAGCCAAGCGTGCAACGGGAAGGCCTATCGGGAACGTCGCAAGCAGGAGCGGAAGCTCTTCCCGCTATGCGAACTGGACGAGTGCTCAACTCCCGTCCGAAGCCGGAACTCACGATGGTGCGAGGCTCACTACATCCGCTGGTATCGGCACGGCGACCCCCGAGCACGCGCCAGTACAGCACGTGAGCCCAACGGGATCTGCTTCCACTGCGGGAAGGCGGCGCCAGTACGGCGCATCTTCTGTAGCCCGCTATGCAGCACAAGGGATCGCATCGGCGCCACGTACACAGAGAAGCACTGCCCCGTGTGCGATGGCTTGGTCCCGATCACCGACAGGGTCGACCGCGTCTACTGCGCACAAAAGTGCGCGGACGTAGGGATCCGGGCGAGGCGATACGGGCTGACCATCTACCAGTTCCGAGAGTTGGTGGAGAGTCACGGGGAAGCGTGCGCGATCTGCGGAACAAGTGCCGGGACGCTGCACATCGATCACTGCCACGCCACGGGCAAGGTGCGAGGGCTGCTCTGTCCGAACTGCAACTTCGGGCTGGGAAACTTCGACGACGACATAAGCCGGATGCTTCGGGCGATCGACTACCTGCGGGAACGTGGCATCCCTTCGTAAGGCGGTGACTGTGCCCGCCTACCTCATCGTCCACGCCGAACGGCGAGGCGACGACACCGTCATCGAAGACGACCAGCTCACCGTGGAGTTCACCGACGGCTGGGTCCTCTTCAAAGACCGCGGCCTCTTCGAGGAAGACCGCGTCGTACTCGGCGTCCCGGCCGCACAAGTCGCCCGCATCGAACGGGTAGACGCACAGCAGGAATCCCACGACCAGGAGCCCGCGCCGCAGAAGGAGTGAGCCGCTGTGGCCAGCAAGGGACGAGGAACCGCAAGCCGACGAGGCAACGCCGAGACGCTACGCAGATACTGGAGCAGCGGCGCCGGCGCGGCCAAGATCAGGTGGGGAACGCCAGGCGACTGGACCCGATGCAACCGCCAGCTCAGCAAGTACATGGGAGCCAGAGCCAAGGGCTACTGCCAGCTGCTGCACCGCCGCAACACAGGGGTCTACACCGGCAGCCGGCTCAACCCTGGTAGGCGGACGGGGTGACTACCCAGGAGGGCAGGGCCTACCCCATGGGCGTGGCTCACGGGTAGGCGTCGGCCGGCACGGCAGGCAGTAGGGCGAGGTAGGCCGATGTGGTCATGGTCATGCTGTCGACTCGTCGATCTGAGTGATCATCGAAGGTTGATCGAAGATCGATTGATGAAGATCCAAAAGTGTTTGGATCAAGGTCGAACCAAGATCCATAAGGTCTTGGATTCCATGATCCAGAACCTGAGTTGATCATGGGGATTGGACCATGATCAACCTGGGGGGAGACCCTTGATCCACTTTTCCTGGGGATCGGGGCCGTATAGCACCTGACCCCGTGTACGGGTTCCCAAGGCTCTGACCTGCGGGGATGCCGAGCTGGCCTGGCGGGCCTTCCCGCCTTCCTTCGTCTCGGATCGGTAACCATGCAGGTCAGACTGCTGTAGCCGTTAACTCGGGCCGCTATCCTGGATGCATGCCAGGGACGCTTCAGAGGTGCGAGCACTGTGGGGGAGGGCTGCCGGTCGTGCACCGGTCGGACCGCCGCTACTGCTCGGACTCGCATCGCGTCCTCGCAGCTCGGGCCCGCAAGCGAGAGCGCGACGCTGCTCTCGCCGCTGAGCAGCAGGCCCGCATTCCGGCCGAGTTGACCGCGCGTCCTCGCTGGGTGCGACACAAGGACAAGGTGCCGATGCGCACCGACGGCCGCTTCGCCTCGGTGAACGACCCGTCGTCGTGGTCGGACTTCGCCGCCGCAACCTCGTCAAAGACGGGCGACGGTATCGGCTTCGTGCTCACGTCCGGCGACGGAGTTGTCGTCATCGACTTGGACCACGCGGTTGAGGCCGGCCGGGTCTTGCCGTGGGCGCAGGCGATTGTCGACCAGTTGCCGTCGACGTACATGGAGCGTGGCCGGTCCGGTACCGGCCTGCACCTGTGGTTCCGCGGTGCGGTTCCCGCTGGTCGGCGCATCCGTAAGGGGGAGTTGGCGTTCGAGGTGTACTCGGATCGCCGCTACATCATCGTCGGCGACCGGGTCCCCGGTACGCCGCTTGAGCTTGCCGAGCTGCCTGACGCAGCCGGCTTGGTTGCCTCGCTGACGTGACGCCCTGGCGGCGTCCGTCGTGGGGCGCTGTCGTTTCCAGCCCTCTGCGCGCCCTGGTGGCGTGCTCTGACCCTGGAGGTCGTCATGGGCGCACACGGACCTATCCCGAAGCGTTCCGAGGAGCGCCGTCGCCGGAACAAGGATGACGGCCCTGAATTGATCCAGGCTCCGGCCGGGGGTCCTGAGGGTCTGCCCGACCTGCCCGAGCCGGATCCGCTGTGGCATCCGATCGCTGTCGACTGGTACCTGAGCCTGCGAGAGTCCGGGCAGGCGGCCTTTTATGAGCCGTCGGACTGGGCGGTTGCCCGGTACGCCGCAGATCTTATGTCGAAGGTGTTGATGTCGGAGCGCGGCCCGAATGGTCAGCTGGTGGCCGCACTGAACTCGGTGATGGCGTCGCTGCTGACGACCGAGGGCGACCGTCGCCGGGCTCGCATGGAACTGGAGCGAAAGCCGGCCGGTAGGCAGGCGCCAGCTTCCGTGACGGCCATCGCCGACTATCGCTCGTCGATCGGTGGCTGACGAGGGAGTCCCCGTCGTCGTCGAACCCTTCACGCTCGGCCCCACATGGAAGCGCGGCCCGGACGGCAAGTTCCTGCTGCCCGAGTACACGCTGGGCTGGCATGCCCTGGCTTGGACGGCGACGTACCTGCAGCACTACGCCGGGAAGCCGTGGCGGTATACGCCCGAGCAGGCCCGGCTGACGCTGTGGTGGTACGCCATGGATCCGGTGACGAATCGGTTCCTGTGGCGTGACGGGGTGGTCCAACGGCTGAAGGGTTGGGGCAAGGACCCGGTCGTGGCATCGTGGGGCGCGTTTGAGTTTGTCGGGCCGTGCCGGTTCGAAAAGGTCGCAGACGAGGGCAATGAGTGGGATGTGCCGCCGGGGCAGCCGTTGGGCGTGCAGCATCCGGCGGCCTGGGTACAGATGGCGGCGGTGTCGCAGGATCAGACCCGCAACACGATGACGATCTTCCCGGGCTTGTTGTCGAAGCGGGCGATCCAGGAGTACCGGATCGACCTCGGCAAGGAGATCATCTACGCCGACAAGGGGCGGGCCCGCATTGAGGCCGTGACCTCTTCGCCGCGCGCTCTCGAAGGCGGGCGCCCGACGGCCACCTACCCCAACGAGACCCATCACTGGGTGGAGTCGAACTCGGGCCACGACATGGCGGCCGTGATCGAGCGCAACGCCACCAAGTCAGCAGACGGAGCGAGCCGCACTCTGGCCATCACGAACGCGTTCGAGCCTGGCGAGGACTCGGTGGCAGAGCGAACCCGGGATGCATACGAGGCCGCAGAGGCCGGCCGTGCCGCCGACACGGGCTTGTTCTACGACACCCTGGAGGCTCCGCCGGAGGCGAAGCTGACGGAAGCGTGGATCGAGCCGACTCTGCGCGCCGTGCGTGGGGATTCGACATGGCTGGACATCGGCCGACTGAAGGCGTCGATCTTGGACGTCCGCAATCCGCCGAGCCGGTCCCGGCGCTTCTGGTACAACCAGATCGCTGCGGCCGAGGATGCGTGGATGGCCCGCTATGAGTGGGACGCCTGTAAGCGCGAGGATCTGGCACTCGCCGACGGCGACGAGGTCGTCATGTTCTTCGACGGATCCAAGTCGGACGACGCGACGGGCCTTGCAGCCTGCCGCATGTCGGACGGGCTGGTCTCCGCGCTCGGCGTGTGGCAGAAGCCGGCGAACTGGCCTTCGCCGAACACGCCCGGGTTCGTGCCCTATCGGGTTCCTCGCGACGAGGTCCACGGCGTCGTTGAGAGCGCCTTCACCCGGTTCAAGGTGCTGGCGTTCTTCGCGGACCCAGGGTCGGGCCAGGACGATGACGACGGCGAGATGTACTGGGACGCCTACATCGACGTGTGGGGTCAGACGTGGGGCGCCAAGCTGGCGATGCGGTCCGTGTTGTCGGGCCCGAAGGCTCACGCTGTCCGCTGGGACATGCGCGATCCCCGCAATCAGGAGACGTTCACGGAGGCTGTGAAGCGGACTCACGCAGACGCGCTGGAGCGGACGCTCATCCACGACGGCCACAAGGTGCTGCGCACTCATGTGATCAATGCCCGGCGGCGGACGAATCGGTGGGGCATCACAATCGGCAAGGAGCACCGTGAATCTGCACGGAAGATCGACTTGGCGGTGTGCATGGTCGGGTCCCGAATGCTGCGCCGCATGATCCTCAACTCGCCGAAGCGGGCCAAGAAGAAGAGTCCAGGCAAGGGGAGGGTGGTGGTGCTGCGGTGACTATCTCCATTCCTGAACTGCCGCTGCTGAACTTGTCGGACGACGAGCTCGCCCTGATCAGCATGTTGCGCGCCGATCTGCTGTCGGGCCGCTGGCACCTCCAGCTCCGTGACGCCTACTTCAACGGCGAGCAGCTGGTCCGCGACCTCGGTATCTCGATTCCGCCGCAGCTCAAGGGCTTGCATACGGTGATCGGCTGGCCGCGGGTCGGCGTCGAGAGCCTGGAGGAACGCCTCGATCTGGAGGCGTTCCGGTGGGCTGACGGATCCGACTCGTCTGATCTTGCGGAGATCGCCGAGGCCAACGACCTCTTCGACGAGTCGAGCCTGGCCCACCTGGATTCCCTGATCTACGGCCGCGAGTACTTGGCGGTCGGCTCCGGGGACTGTGGCAGCAACGACTGCCCGCCGCTGATCACAGTGGAGTCGCCGCTCGACATGACCATGCTGTGGGACGCCCGGATCCGCATGGGGACCGCGGCGCTGCGAGAGTGCCAGGCCAGCTCCTATCTGGAGTCGGGCCCCGAGGAGCGGATGCTGGTCCTCTACCTACCGGATCAGACCGTCACCTGTCTGCCGTCGGAGTCTGGCGGCTGGGAGGTCATCGACCGCGATATGCACGGCCTGGGTGTTGTGCCGGTGGTGCGGCTGGCGAACCGGCAGCGGACCGCGGATCGGGTCGGCAAGTCGGAGATCACCCCCGACGTCATGTCGATCACGGATGCCGCCTGCCGGCGCCTGATGGGCATCGAGGTCGCCAGCGAGTTCTTCGGCGCCCCTCAGCGGTACATCCTGGGGGCATCGGAGTCCGCCTTCCAGGACGCGGAGGGCAACGCCAAGTCGGCCTGGGAGACGTACATCGGCCGGGTGCTGGCGCTGGAGCGGGACGAGGACGGCAACGTTCCGGACGTCGGCCAGTTCGCCGCACATGACCCGTCCGGCCAGACGAAAATCATCGACCTATATGCGCGGATCATGTCGTCCCAGTTCGGGCTACCGCCGCACATGCTCGGCTACACCACCGACAACCCGGCCTCCGCCGACGCCATCCGTTCGACGGAGGCCAAGCTGGTGAAGCGGTCCGAACGCCGGATCCGACGGTTCGGGTCGGCCTGGCAGCAGGCCATGCGGCTAGCTCTCTGGGTGCGGGACGGGACGCCGCCGGACAAGGCGCGCCGTATCGAAACGGTGTGGCGGAACCCGGCGACACCGACCGTGGCAGCCCAGGCGGACGCCACGGTCAAGCTCGTCCAGGCCGGGATCCTGCCGGCCGACTCCGACGTGACGTTGGAGATGGCCGGCCTGACGGAGGGGCAACGGCAGCGTGTCGCGGCCGATCGTCGCCGTTCCTCCGGCCAAGCCGGGAGCAGTGCCCTGATGGATCGGCTCGCCCAGATCGGCGCCGGGCCGGCAGTCCCGGCCGTGACGCCACCGGGGGCCGACCTTGGCATCAACAACCTCTGACGGGTCGGCGTCGGTGGCCCGGTGGCGTGCTGCCCAACTGGGGCTGACGAGGCTACTTCTGCGGGACTTGCAGGGCGTGCGTCGCCTGATTGATCCAGCCCGGTTGCAGGCGTCGGTGCCGTCCTGGATTGAGGCCGTCACTGCGATCGTCGCCCGCTACTCGGAGGTGTCGGCGACGCTGGCCGCGGACTTCTACGACGGGGAGCGGCAGGCGGCTGGCGTACCGGGCGCGTTCACAGTGACGCCGTCCGGCCCTCCGCCCGGCGAGCAGGTGGACTCCTCGCTGCGCTGGGCCACGAAGGATCTGTGGCCGCGCGACGAGGCGGTCGCCACCGTGGCACAGCAAAAGCCGTTCGACGCGCGGCTCGAGGCTGCAATGACCAAGGCCGACTCGGCGACGCAGAAGCTGGTCGCGGACCGCGGCCGGGAGACGCTACGGCAGGCCGTAAAAGCGGACTCACAGGCGGTCGCCTACGCGCGGGCCGCGGCGCTCGGCGGATGCTCCTTCTGCAAGTTGATGGCGTCCCGCGGTTCGGTGTACAAGACCGCAGGTTCGGCAGGCCGGGATGCGAACGACCGCTTCTCTGGTGATGCGTCGGTGGTGAAGTTCCACGACAACTGCCATTGCGCGATCGTGCCCGTCTTTCGCGGGCAGCGGTTCGAGCTGTCGCCGCACGCGGCGGAGTGGGATCGCATCTACCGCGAGTACGCCCAAGGCCATCCGGGAGATCAGCTCCGCCTTTTCAGGCGGGCGCTGGCGGAGCACGACAGTAATCCGCTTCCCGGATCTAACTGATCAACGAGGTCGCCCTGGTGGCGGCCTTTCTCATTTCCACAGCCCCTGGAGGGCCGATCCGTCATGCCTGAAGAGAACGAGCAGAGCACCGAGCAGGTCGACAGCAGCACCGAGGAGACCGTCGAGGAGACGGCGACCGAGGAGAGCGGTGCCGAGTCCACGGACGACGCCCAGGAGGCGGAGACCGAGGCCGAGGAGAAGCCGTTCGACCGGAAGCAGGCCGAGGCGAAGATCCGGAAGGCGAACTCGGAGGCCGCGAACCTCCGCAAGCGCCTGAAGGAGCAGGAGCCTCAGCTCGCCGAGCTGCAGCGCATCAAGGACTCCGAGAAGTCGGAGTCCGAGCGCCTCAACGACCAGCTGACGGCTGCCCAGGAGCAGATCACCGCGACGCGCAAGCGGCTGGTGACGGCGCGCGTGCAGGCGATCGCCGGGGCTTCCGTCGAAGACCGGGCGGCTTTCGCCGACCCGGAGGACGCGGTCGGTGCCCTGGAGCTCGGCTCGTACATCGACTCTGACGGCGACATCGACGAGGCGGCTATCGAGGCCGACCTCCAGGCGCTTTTGGAGCGCAAGCCGCACTGGGCGCGAGTCCAGCCCCCGGAGGGCCCGCGGCGCCCCGCACCGGACCGCACTCAGGCGTCCGGCGCAAACAAGCAACGGTCCCTCTCACCCGCGGACGAGTTCGCCGGGTGGATGAAGTCGCAGCTCAAGTAGCTGCGGAAAGAAGGAAGTCATGGCGGCTACGGCCCCCCTCAAGCTCTCCGATGTCAATGCGGCACTACTGCCGCGGACCATCACGGCGCCCATCTTCGAGAAGAGCGTCGAGCAGTCCGCGGTGATGGCGCTCGCCCGCCCGGCGCCGCTGGCGATCGACGCGACCACGTCGGTGCCGATCCCGATGGACGTCCCGACCGCGGACTGGGTCGGCCAGGCGGCGAAGAAGCCTCTGTCCACCAGCAGCGTCGGCATCAAGCAGATGACCGCCAAGAAGCTGGCCGTACTCATCCCGGTCGCCGAAGAGGTCGCGATGACCAACGCGGGCGGCCTGTACGAGCAGCTGCAGCGCGACCTGCCGACCGCGTTCGCGCGGGCCTTCGACCACGCCGCGATCCACGGCAAGACCATGAAGGGTGCGACCGGCCCCTTCGACGACTACCTCGCGCTGACCAGCCACTCGGTGGCGCTGGGCACCGCGACGCAGTCCACCGGCGGAATCTGGAAGGACTTCGTCACCGGCATGGGCGAGGTCATCGACGACGACTGGGACTACACCGGCACGATCGCCGACCACCGGCTGAAGCCGATGCTGCTGCTGGCGACGGACACCACGGGCCGCCCGATTCTGGTCGACACGACCACGCCGGGCACCAACATGGCGGCGGCGGGCACGCTGATCGGTGAGCCGCTGGCGTACTCGCGGTCGGTGTCGGGCAAGCAGCGCCGGCAGTCGACGTCGTCGGACTCGGGCCTTCGGGCGATCGGCGGTGACTGGTCGCAGGCGGCTTACGGCGTCGGCATGGACATCACCGTGCGGATCTCCAAGGAGGCCACCTACGTGGACGAGGACGGTGGCGTCCACTCGGCGTTCCAGGAGAACCTGGTGCTGATCCTGGCGGAGGCGTTCTACGGCTACGTGCAGGGTGACGCCGACGCGTTCGTGAAGTACACCGGCACCCCCTCGGGGTCCTGATGGTGAGGGCTGTCCCGGCTTCCGCGCCGGGCGGGGCAGCCAGGCCGCTGTCCATCGTCGCCCGCGTGCACGCGATGCCGCCGGAGCACAATGCGGGCGCCGAGCACATGCTGGTGTCGATGCTGCGGCCTCTGGTGGAGCGCGGGCACGATGTGTCCGTGTGGCTGTCCCGGTACGGCAAGGCCCACGAGATCTACGACTACCGGGGCATCAAGGTGGTGCCGCTGGAGGCCCGCCTGGACTTCCAGACGGCCGTCAAGCGGGCTCACGTCCTGCTGGCCCATCTGGAGACGGTGCCTTCGACGGCGTCGATGGCCCGCGGGTACGGCAAGCCGCTGGTCGTGGTCTGTCACAACACGCACCGACCGACCTTCCGGGATGCTGCGGCGGGCGGGACCGCTCTGGCGGTCTACAACAGCCAGTGGATGCAGGTCGAGGCGGAGCTGTTCTTCGCCGAGTACCCGAAGTCCGTCCGGCCCGAGTCGTCGCTGATCGTCCGTCCGCCGGTGTTCGCCGACGAGTATGCGACGAAGCCCGGCAACGCCATCACGCTGGTCAACTGCAACCCGGAGAAGGGCGGCAAGGTCCTCGAGGCCCTGGCCCGCCGCATGCCGGACCAGCAGTTCCTTGCCGTGAAGGGCGCCTACGGTGAGCAGATCCTTCCCGACCTGCCCAACGTCGAGGTCGTCGAGCACGTCCGCGGCGAGGACATGCGGGAGAAGGTGTACGCCCGCACCCGCGTCCTGCTGATGCCGTCGTCCTACGAATCGTGGGGCCGGGCGGGCTGCGAGGCCCTGGCAAGCGGCATCCCTGTCGTTGCGCACCCCACCCCGGGGCTGTGCGAGAGCTTGGGCGAGGCCGGGATCTTCGTGGACCGCGCCGACCTGGACGGCTACGAGGCCGTGTTGCGGAAGCTGCAAACCGTGGCCGAGTACCGGCTGGCCAGCAAGCGGGCCAAGGCCCGTTCTGCCGAACTCGATCCTTCTGCCGATCTGGCTGCCTGGTGCAGCGCCGTCGAGGACCTGGCCCGATAGGAGGCGTCGTGGCTTTCACTCCGCCCACTGTCGAACAACTCGGCCTGTTCCTGGGCTTGGACGAGATCGACGGCAACCGGGCAGACCTGCTGATCGCGTCGGCGATATCGCTATGCCAGACCATCGTCAAGCCCCTCCCGGAGGGTGCGGAAGCTGTCGTCTTGTCGGTGGCGGGCCGCGCCTACGTGAACCCCCAGCAGGTGTCCTACGAGACGATCGGCCCCATGTCGGTGCAGCGCCCGTCCGGCTCGGGCGGCCTGTACCTGACGAAGGCCGACAAGTCCGCCCTCAAGTCCCTGGCCGGCCGCGGGGGAGCGTTCACGGTCGATCCGACACCGGACACCGCGGATCCGTCACCGACGTGGCCCCTGGAGCCTGTCTCGGGCTGGGTCGAGGACTACGAGGCGGGCTGGGGGTACATCTGATGCCCGCTCCCTACCCGTTCGGGGAGACGGTGCGGATCCTCCGTACTGGAACCTCGCCGGGCCGGGACCCGCGCGGCCATCCGCTGCCGGGCCCGGACGAGTCCTTCGACGTGGAGGGCTGCGTGGTGACGCCGCGCGCCGAGACTCCGCAGGTAGGCGGCTCCGAACAGCAGGCGCGGGACACCGTGATCGTCGGCTGGACCGTGTACGCCCCGGCCGGAAAGCCGCTGCGGACCACGGACAAGGTCGTGATCCGGGGCGTGACCTGCGACATCACGGGCGAGCCCGGTGACTGGGGGCGTTCCCCGTTCACCGGGACCCGCGGCGTCATCCAGTTCGCTGCGGACCGGGTGACCGGCTAAGCGAAGTCATCAACGCCTGGAGGGGCTATGGCGGGGGCACGCTTCAAACCGAATCGCAAAGGCATCGGCCAGATGCTGCGCATGCCTGGCATGCAGGCGGAGATGCTTCGCCGCGCCGAGGTCATCAAGGGTGTCGCGATTGCACTGTCCCCGGTCGACGATCGCAGTCCCCGTCCAGGCCACTACAAGGCCTCATGGGAGACGAGCAGCACGGCTCGCGGCGGCCGTCGCCGGGACCGGGCAGTGGCCTACGTGCGCAACACGTCCTACTACGCCCGCTGGGTCGAGTACGGCACAGAGAAGGTCCACGCCCACCACGTCCTCCTGCGGGCCGCGCAGATGGGGGGCCGCAACCAGTGACCGCCCTCATCGACATCGAGCTGGAGCTCATCACTCGCGCGACCGCCCGCTTCCCCGACGCGGTGGTGCGCGACGAGCTCGACAACAACCTGCTCAACGAGCTACCGACGATCCAGATCGAACAGATCCCGGCCGGCGGGGACGACGGGCTGAAGTTGTCCCGGATGCTCGTCGACATCAACGTGTATGCCGCGACCAGGGCGGACGCCATCGCCCTGGCCAAGGACGTGCACGACTGGCTGACCAGTGAACTACGGGGTTCGGCCAGTGGCACGGCGGTGATCGGCCGGACCGGGGCGCTTGCCCTTCCTGCTGTGAGGCCCTACGAAAACGTCGGGTTGCGCCGGGTTGGCGCAACCTACGAAGTCTTCTGCCATCCGGTCTCCTGACCGTTCTTCGGGCCCGCGCCGGACCCTCAACACCCGCCCGTGCGCGGGCCTTCCATGTCTGGAGACATCTCATGGTCAACATCACCCGCGCCTCGGAGTTGGCGCTGGTCGGAGCGAACGGCGGCGGTTTCGTGGCGCCGGTGGGTTCTACGGCTCCGGCTTCGCCGCTGGATCAGCCCGCGTCGCCGTGGGAGCCGCTGGGCGCGATCAGCGACGACGGCCTCACCTACGGCTTCGACGAGGACAGTCAGGAGTTCACCCCGTGGGGTCTGACCTCCCCGTTCCGTACCCAGATCACCAAGTCGGTCCGCACGTTCGGGCTGACGGTGTGGGAGACGTCGCGGACGACGGTGCAGTCTCTGCAGTACCGGCTGGACACGGCCGATCTGGTTCCGGACGGCACCGGCCTGACGAAATACGCGGAGACCGCGTCGCCGATCCCGGACCGCCGCGCGTTCTGGTTCGTCGTCATCGACGGCGACGCCTACAAGGGGTTCTACGTGCCCCAGGGCGAGATCAACGACCGATCCGACGTCACGTTCAAGCAGGACGAGATGTCCGGCTACCAGTGGACGATCACCACCTACCCGGACGAGGCAGGCAACACCGTCTACCACGTCGACAAGCTGCCGACGACGCCTGTCTACACGGGCTCCTGAGCTGGTGGGCGGGCTGACTACCGTCGGCGCGGGCCCGGCCCGCCCACCTTTGAAAACCGCCCGCGCCACGAGAACAGGAGGCCCGCGCCGTGGCAACCACGCCCCGCAAGACCACCGCCAGCAGCAGGAAGCCCCGCACCGCAGCCCGAGCGGCATCCCGGCCGTCAACACGCCGCGAGATGGACGCTGTCGAGCCCGAAATGGCGGCAGTGGAAGCGCAGGAGCTCGAAGCGGAAGGGCACTACGTCACCGCAGAACTGTGCGGTGAGGAAGTGCAGATCATCCCGCCTTCAGTGTGGCGGTCGTCGTGGCAGCGCATGCTCAACCAGGGCGACTTCGACGGCTTCGCCAAGAAGATTTTCCACCCCGACGACTACGAGTTCTACCTCGAAGCCGACCCGACGATCGTCGAGTTCGTCGAGTTCACGCAGGAAGCCGCATCCCTTGTCGGTGAGAGCCTGGGGAAATCGCGTGGACCCGCTCCGTCGTCGAGGAGCACGCGGAGGCGGTAGAAGCCGACCTGCTGCGCTACTACCAAGGCGTCGACTTGCTGGACGTGCACCGCGGGGAGATGTCGTGGCGCCGCCTGCGGGTGCTGATCCAGCACCTGCCGCCGGAGTCCGCGACGATGACCGCGCTCCGCAATGCGATGTCCGACGAGGAGTTGGCGGGGCAGGCCGAGAAGGGCGAGCCCGAAAAGGGGCATTGGTCTCAGACGGAACTGCTGCTCGCCGTGGTCGCCGATCGCCTCGCGGAGTTGGCTCACCTCTACGTGAGCGTCAACCGGGACCCCAAGGCGGCCAAGCCCAAGGCTCCGATTCCGATCCGGCGTCCGGGCGCGAAAGCTCCGCGGGCGAAGTCGGAACTCTCCGGCGAGCAGGCCGAAACACTGTTCAAGCTGATCAACGGAGGCGCTGCGTAGCGCTGAGGGGAGGCCCTCGGTGCCCGCTATCTCCGTCGGTTCCGTCCTGGTCGACGTCCTGCCTGATGCGACCGGGATCCGCGCCCGCATGCAGGCCGCGATCGTCCCGGCCGCCGACGAGGTGGGCTCTGAGGTCGGCCGGATCATCGGCCGCCACATCTCCACGCAGGTGGCGGCGGCGATCCGGGACGGTGTCACGACGGGCGGCCGGACCGCTCAGGCGCCTGCCGCTCGACAGGGCCAGTCGACTGGTTCGACGTTCGCCCGGTCGCTGAAGGCGACGCTGGAGACGGCGCTCCGGAACCTGCCCGAGATCCGTCTGCACGCCAACTCGACGGACGCCGAGCGGGAGATCGCGCAGATCCGCGCCCAGATCCAGAGCCTGCGGGACGCCCGCATCGGTATCGACGTGTCGTCGACGGATGCGGTCGCGGCGATCGACCACCTGCGAGAGCGGCTGGCCCGGCTGTCGGCGTCGGATGCGAACGTGGCCGTCCGCGTCGACGCAGGGGCGGCGTCGGCGCAGCTGGCAGCGTTCCAGGCTGAGGTCAACCGGCTGGACGGGCAGACCGCCCGGGTCGATGTCGACACCAGCTCGGCCGCCGCCAACCTGAACTTGCTGACGACGGCTGCAATTGCGTTCGGTCCCGCCATCATTCCGGCGTTGCCTGTGATCGCGGCCGGTCTCGGCGCGATCGCGGCAGCTGCGGTCGCTGCCGGTGTTGGTCTCGGCTCGGTCGCCCTGGTGGCACTGCCTGCGCTGAAGCAGATCGGCGGTGTCCTGCAGGCGCAGAAGGCGGCCCAGGATGCGGCCACGAACTCCACCTACAAGGGCGCGCAGGCCTCGTCGCAGGGCGCTTCAAAGGCGCTGCAGTTGGCGGGCGCGCAGCAGTCGTTGGCGGCGGCGGAGCGCAACGGTGCTCAGCAGATCGCGGCGGCTCAGCAGCAGGTCAAGCAGGCCAAGCAGAGTGTCGCGGATGCGATCGTGCAGGCGGGGCAGCGCACCAAGCAGGCCGAGCAGCAGGTCGAGCAGGCCGAAACGTCCCTCGCTCAGGCACAGAAGGACGCCAAGCAGGCACAGCTGGATCTGGTGGCGGCCCGCAAGGAGGCGACCCGCCAGCTCCAGGACATGAACAACCAGCTCGTCGACAGCCAGTTGGCGCAGCGGGATGCGGCCTTGCAGGTGCAGGAGGCGCAGCAGAACCTCAACGCGGTCAACGCCGCCGGGTCGAAGGCGACCGCGTTGCAGCGGGCTCAGGCGCAGCTTCAGTACGACGAGGCCGTCCAGCACTTGAAGGAGCAGCAGCTCGCCACTAAGCGGCAGGCTGCGGACACCGACGCGGCGAACAAAGCGGGCGTCAAGGGCTCGACGACGTACAAGTCCGCCCAGGACAAGGTGGCGCAGGCCCAGCAGAACGTGGCCGCCCAGACGAAGGCGCTGCGAGACGCCCAGGCCAGTCAGGCGCAGGTGGCGGTCCAGAACGCCCGGTCGATCGCCGACGCGCAGCAGAAAGTTGCAGACGCCGAGCGCAACGTGGCGACCGCTCAGCAGAATGCCGCCGACAGCATCGCGTCGGCGCAGCGGCAGATCCAGTCGGCGTCCATGTCGGCGGCCGGCGGTGTGGATCAGGCGGCTATCGCGCAGGCCAAGTACCGGGCCGAGTTGGCGAAGCTGACCCCGGCAGCTCGTGACACCTTCAACGCGTTCCTGGGTCTTCGCAGTGCTTTCGGCGCCTGGTCGAAGGCGCTGCAGCCTGCCGTCATGCCCATTTTCACCCGGGCGATCATCGGATTGAAGAACGCGCTCCCCGGGCTCACCCCGTTCGTCCTCGCCGCTGCGGCTGCCATCAAGGGCTTGCAGGATCGGGCGGCGGCCGGGTTCAATTCGCCGTGGTGGAAGACGTTCAGGCAGGATTTGGCGACGTCGGTCGGGCCTGCGATCACGGGTCTGGGTGTGTCGTTCGGGAACGTTTTCAAGGGGATCGTTGGCGTCATCGACGCGTTCCTGCCGCATATGGCCGGTATCTCCGACACGATGCAGCGGATCACCGGCAAGTTCGCGACGTGGGCGACGGGCCTGAAGGGTTCGCCGGAGTTCGAGCGGTTTCTGCAGTTCGCGTCGGACAAGGCGCCGCTCCTCGGTGACGCACTCGGCAAGATTGCGCTGGCATTCCTGAACGTGGGCCAAGCCCTGTCGCCGCTGTCGGGACCGCTGCTGCAGCTCCTGGGGGGCATCGCTAACGCTGTCGCGATCATCGCCGACAAGGCGCCATGGATGATCCAGTTGATCTACGGGATCATTGTGGTGGTGAAGTTGTGGACGATCGCCCAGGCGGCCCTGAACTTCGTGATGACGGCAAACCCGCTGGTCCTGATCGGGCTGGCGATCCTGGCCCTGGTCGGCTTTGTCATCTACGCCTACACCAAGTTCGGCTGGTTCCGCGACGCGGTGCATGCCGTCTGGGACGCCATCAAGATCGGGGCGAGTGCGGTCGTCGACTGGTTCAAGGGCCCGTTCATGGACTTCTTCACCAAGAAGATTCCCGCGTGGTTCCAGGCGACGCTGAACTGGGTGAAGACCAACTGGCCGTGGATCCTGGGAGCACTCACCGGACCTGTCGGTCTGGCCGTGGTCTACGTCATCAAGCACTGGGACAAGATCCGGCAGGGTCTCTCCGACGGCTGGACGTGGATCAAGAAGAACGTGCTGTCGCCGATCGGCACGTGGTTTACGAAGACGATCCCCGGGTGGGGCTCCACGCTCTCGTCCAAGATCGTGGGCGCCTTCGACACGGCGCGGGCCGGGATCAAGCTCGCCTGGGACAAGATCAAGGGGATCGCGCGAGCCCCCGTCCAGTACGTGGTGGACGTGGTGTACAACTCGGGCATTCGAGGCGTCTGGAACGCCGTTGCAGGCGCCTTCGGGGCGAAGAAGCTCGACAAATTCAAGTTCGCATCCGGCGGCATCATGCCCGGCTACACGCCGGGCCGCGACGTGCACAAGTTCGTCTCCCCGACCGGCGGGGCGCTCGAACTGTCCGGCGGCGAGGCCATCATGCGGCCCGAGTTCACCCAGGCCGTCGGCTCCGGCTTCGTCGGTGCGATGAACAGCATCGCCAAGTCCCGTGGCGCGCAAGGCGTCAAGGCTGCGCTCGCCCCCGCGTTCGGGGGGAATCCGCGCACCCCGACGGACCGGTCGCTGAAGTATGCGAACGGCGGCCTGGTGCAGCGGTTCGGCGACGGCGGCATCTTCGGCTGGATCAGCAGCGCCGCCTCCGCCGTGAAGGGTGTCGGCTCGGCTGCCTGGAACGGCATCAAGAAGGGGGCGAGCTGGCTCGCCGACACGCTCGAGTCGTCGGCCCGCGCAGGCGTGAAGCACGTCGTCGATCCTTTGCTGGCCGGGTTCCCTGGCATGGACACCGGCATCGGCAAGATGATCCGCAAGATCCCCGACAAGATCATCGACACCCTGTTCGGCTACAGCAAGAAGGCCGACGACAAGGGCGCGGGCGGCATCGGCGGGCCGAGGATTCAGGCGGCCCTCAACTGGGCCAAGACGCAGGCCGGTAAGCCCTACCAGTGGGCAGGCAACGGCAACCCCTCGTGGGACTGCTCCGGGTTCATGTCCGCCATTGAGTCCGTCATCCGAGGTCAGAAGCCGCACCGCCGTTGGGCGACCGGGGCATTCTCCGGCAAGACCGCGCCACCCGGCTGGGTCCTGCACGGCAACAGTCCGTTCCGCATCGGCATCACGAACGCGGGCGTGGGTCACACGGCGGGAACGCTCGGCAAGACCAACGTCGAATCCCGCGGCGGCGCCGGAGTCGTCGTCGGCAAGGGGGCTCGCGGCTACAACGACTCGCTGTTCGGCTCCTGGTACGGCTTCCAGCCCGGGAAATACGACAGCGGCGGCTACCTGCAACCCGGCATGAACCTTGCGTTCAACGGCACGGGCAGGCCTGAGCCGGTTTTCACGTCGGCGCAGGCCAACGCCCTGACGAATCTCGCAGCGGCGCGGGCTGGTGGATCGGGACCGGCGTCCTTCCAGGGCGACCTGTACCTCGACTCCGGAGAGTTCCTCGGCAAGGTCCGCGGCGAGGCCACCCAGGTCATGCAACAGGGCCAACAGCAGCTCATCTCCGTACTCAACGCGAGCTAGGAGGTTCTCTTGCCGATCCCCGGGAACCTCCTCTCCGCGACCACAGAGTCCATCGATCCGAATCAGTCGGGCTGGACGCCCAAGCTCAACTGCGCGATCTTCTGGGCCACAGGAGGGCGCAACGGGCCCGGCTGCCTGAACGTCAAGAGCCTGGCGGCGGGCGAGATGCAAGCTCGCACCGTCTCCTCGTATGCGGTCACCGCAGGTACCGTCTACGAGACGTTCGCGGACACGTCGGGCGCGGTCGCCGAACGCATCGGAATCCGCTGGCTCAACAGCAGCGGCACCGAGATCAGCATCACCTGGTCGCTGACCACCGCCGGGGCGTCCGCTAGCTGGCACCGCGTCAGCGTTGCCGGCACCGCCCCGGTGGGGGCGACACAGGCGCAGGTGCTGCTGTCGTCGACCGAGCTCAGCGCCGCAGTCCCGCACTACTGGGAGAACATCTACCTCGGTCTGCCGATCCGCACGACCGGCAACCTCCTCGGCTTCAACACCGAGAGCACCGAGATCGACGCCTCCGGCTGGGCTGCGGTCGTCAACGCGACGGTCAGCCGCCAGGTGCCGGTGGTGCAGTGGGCGGTCGACGCCTACAACGTGGGCGGCCACACCCTCGCCATGACCGCGGTCAGCGCAGGTAACGCATCCGTGCTGGCCGTGGACAGGCCCACGGTAACGCCGGGCGTCGAATACCTCGCCTACGCCTACCTCAACCCGCCCACACTGGCCGCCGTCGCATGGATCGAACTCCGCTACTACGATGCCACCGGCAACCAGATCGCCGCCCAACGGTCCACGCTCGCCCCACCCGGGACGGGCATGTACCGGCAGCGCGCCTCCCTCGTCGCACCGGCCAACGCGGCGACCTGCTCGGTCGCGGCAGGCCTGGACGGGGCATCCGCCGGGCAGGTGCTGCGGCTGGAGACGGTCGTCGTCACGGTGGCGCCGAAATTCG